CGTAGATGTCCTTCGTGGCATCGTACAGCGTCTGCGCGTTCGTCGGCTGTGTGTAGAAGCCGCCCGTCTGTCCGAAGTACGTTTCCCCGGTGCCAGGCGAAGTGAGCACGCCCGGCTTCTGCGGGTCGTTAACCACAATGGGAGCAGGCGCAGACGTGTCGGTTGGAGCGATCTGCGAGCCGGGAGTGCCGGCTGGGTGCTCCTGGTCGTACCATGACTTGTACTGGGCTACGGACGCGATGGCCTTCGACAAGTCATCAAACACCTGCCCGCCGCCACCACCTGTCCCAGCATAGAACTTGGTTGGAGTTCCATTCTGGTCGTACTGAACTGGGATGACACCCTTGGCGTTAGGTCCCAAGCCATAGTCCTGGTCATACCAGTAATCCTTGGTGACGTTCCCGCTCCCGCCTCCATACGCGGACCCTCCCGTGGAGTACGTGATTTTCCCAGTGTTCGGGTCGATGTACCCTCCATTTGAGGGTACCTCATACTGTCCAACCTTGGCGGCATCGCCCTGGTTCATGTATCCGTTTCCGTCCCAGCTCCATCCTCCATCGTGCTTTTCTGCGTCAGTAGCTGGACGCCACTGTCCCGTAGTCTGGTCGTACTTAACCCACGTCTTGGAGTCTCCACCTGTTGACGATCCGAAAAATATGTACCCGCCAGTGGTCCCTCCAACATCGGCTGGAGTCCAAACATTCCCCTGCCCGAAGTTGTATCCGGTCGTGTGGGAGTCCTTGAACGCCTGCGAATCGCTCGGCTTCGGTGTCGTCGGAGGAGCTACGGTGGCATCGAGAGGAGTCCCGTTGACAGAGTCGTATTCCGCCTGGCTCGCGTACGGCATTCCCGTCTTCGGGTTGGTCTGCTGAGCCCACGAACCGGATCCTGAGCTTGTCGGTCCTAGCCCTGTGGTGACGTCCGGCATGCTACTTCCCCATCACTCCGCCGCTGGCGCTCGGGATGTTCGTCCCGGCCCACGAGCCTTGGCCAGTCTGCGCGCCACCCGTGCCGGGGCTGTAGAGGCGGTCCCATTCCTTCTGGGCAGGGCCGTAGAAGGCCAGCGCCTTCTGAAGGTCGGCGATGTGCTGGTCGTAGGTGGACGCGCCCATGGCTCGCATGTTGGCCAGGATTTGGTCCAGCTTGCTCTGCTGCTGTGACGTCGCCTTGTCGCGTATGGAGTTCGCCTCGGCTCCACCGAAGAGACCGATGCCGCCTCCTACGAGCCCTCCGATGGCGGTTCCCCACGGGCCGATGGTGCTACCAATCATGGCGCCCGAGGCCGCCCCGCTGGCCGCTCCGCCTAGTGCCGCTCCGCTGTACAGATCGTCTCCTTGCATGGTCACGCTCCTAGAATTTCGTACTCTTCCTGGGCAGACACCATCTGGAGTTCATCCCCTCCAGAGTATTCTACCTTCCATTGCCTGGTCCTGTAAACACCAAGGCTGCGAATCTGGATGGCCGGCGAGCGGTTGCTCGATAGCTGCACTTCCTTGACAAGCTTCCAGTCGCCGATGTCGTCGCGCTTCGAGATGCGCACCACACCGCTGGGCGACACTATGGCGTTCGCTGGGCTTGTCGTCGGAATGGGAAGGTCAGCGAGTGTGCGCTTGAACTTCAGCAGCAGCGTCTTGCAATGCTTCTGCGCGGTGGTCCCGTGGTCAGTGAACCCACTCTGCACCTCGACCTTGATTCCCGTTACCACGGTGGCAACCGGAATGAACCCATCAGGATTTGGGAACGCGGCAAGGTCTGTCTTGGATGAATCGTCCAGCACCGCGATGGTTCCATCGGACAAACCGACCAGGAACATGCCCTTCTCTGCCCAGTTGTACACGCTGGTGATGCTCACTGGCTGCTCTGCAAACCTGTCGTCTGCCACGGTGTCGAATGCGGAGCCAGGTACTACTCCCACCTCGCGCCACTCGGACCAGTTTGACGTCTGCGTGTCGTAGACAAGCCCGAATCCATCGGTCGGAAACATCCACACAATGCAGTCGAAACGGCCGAAGCGCATGCGGAAACCCCAGGCGTCCGAGATGGACTTCATGTCACGCAGGGTCTGTGCAATGGGCCTTGAAATGTCATTGTACGAGCGCGCGTCCGTGATGACGATACGGCGCTGCCGGTCGAGCAGGGCGAAGGTGTCATCGACGGCCACCACTGAGTGCGGGGACACGGTGCCGATGTTCATCGTGCGAGACGGTGAGAAGTCGAGCAGGTTCGTGGGGTCGTTCACGTCGATGTTCAGCGCCGCTGGAGCGAACACCTGGATGGTCTCGGATCCGAATGCGAAGACCTCGTTCGTGTTGTCGAACATGGCCATAATAGGGTCAGGTTTGGCGGCTGCCTGGATGTACCCGGATCCGCCCGTTGCCATGTCCCAGTTCTCGTAGTCCTCCAGCGGGCCGGACCACCAGATTTGCCCCGAGCCGTCTGGCACGAGAGCCACTAGGCGCTGAGCAACGGCGCACAGGAAAGACGCCGACGGCGGCGGGCCTCCGGTCCCATTGTTCACCAAGCGCTCGGAAAGATTGGTCGAGCCACCACCCGGAGCGGTGATTCCCGGATACCATTTCTGGATCTGCGCGCCGCCAGCGATGAGCATCATCTGTCGTCCTGCCACCATGGACGGCCTGGCGGCACCAGCAAGCTGCGTCGGTCTGTTGAGGGCTTCGTGGCCAGTATGGACAGTGGAAAGCGAGACTGGGTACTGCCCAGGGACTACGGCGTGCACGAACCTGTCCGCGGTGACGTAGACGAGGTAGTCACCGAACGGCATCATCCCAATGATGGGGAGTTGCTCCGGCGTCGGGTTCACCCTGTCGGTGGTCACGTACTGAAACGCAGTCGACGCTGATACTCCGGGCCGGCGCCGAAGCGCCCCGGTGGCGTCCGGGATGGCATTGACCACAACAGGTTGCGCGCCGCCATACTCCGTTTCGCTCTTGTTCGCAGAGCCGGAGAAGACGATCTGTGCAATCTGCGTGTCGCCCATGCTACGCGCTAGTGGTCCAAGGTGTGATTTGGTAGATTCCCGCGGTTGAGTCTGCTGGAGGCGAGATGAAGGTCGCCGTGTAGCGCTTGTTGGCTGCGAGCGTGGTCGGAGGCGAAATCGTGTAGATGTGGGTGTCGATGGTCACGGCTGAGAACGTCGCCGACGGTCCTGTCGCGATCATGATGACGAACTGGGTGTTTGCCGCAATGGTCGGCACCGCCGAAGGCCACGTGATGGTGAGCGTGCCAGCGGCTCCAGCGTAGGACGCGTAGAACGTGTTCACCGTCTTGGTCGGAGTGAACTGGAAGCTCGGGTTCGTGGTGGCCACTTCGGTGTAGGCTCCCGACGAAGCCGGCGCGACTGCCGCGGCAGCGTCGATGTGGGCCTGGATGGCGGTCAGCGCATAGTCGAGCTGCCGAGTGGAGGATTCCCAGGTGACGTCAACCTGGGCGGCCTGGATCCGGTTGGCGTTCGCCGAGTCGCGCTTGATGGCTCCCGTCGCGTCCTTCACCTCGATTTCAGCTTGAACGTTCAGGTAGACCTCGGCCCGGCCGGCGGCATCTAGCGCCACTGGCTGAGCCAGCGGAGTCGTACCGGCCGCATCCGAGTACGCCGTAGCGCTGGAAGCCTTGGACGTGCCAGGGGTGAAGAAGCGGACGGAGCCCGAGGCGATGGGCGTTCCATCGACGTCGCGAGCTCCCGAGTAGTAGAGCCACTGAACGAGACTTGCCATCACCAATTCCTCCGCAATGGGCCGATGCTGAGCCGAACGGCTCCGTGCTGAGCTTCGCCGGCCTTGCACGCAGCGAGCTTGTTGTTCGCGATCTGCATGAACATGCCGCCCTTGTCCGACATGCTGTTGTCGAAGGCCACGCCGCTGGCGGTGGCGTACATCAGGTAGGACGTCCACGCGCGCCTGGTCTGCATGGTGACCAGGCCGGTGTCGGCTCCGCGAAGCAGGGTAACGGACGAGTAGCGGAACGTGTACGCGGCGTCTGGCACCGGCCAGAACACCACGCGGGTGAGAGCCTTCTTCTCGACGTACGCACGAGCTGGCCTTCCAGGCTGAGCCTTCACGGCGATGTTCATCCACTCGGCCCGGCTCATCGTCTTGACGATGGGCTCCGCCGACTGGCCGCTCGTGATGATGGAGCCAATGGTGTCATCCTGGCCAAGCTCGACGTCGATCACGTCGGCGGGCAGGTCGTACTCCGCGGTTCCGGAGATGAGAGCGAGCGTTGCGCGCGAGACGCTGGTCAGTACCAGGTCACACGCTTGAAGCTCTTGGATGGCCATGTTCAGATGGAACGTGGCCTGCGAAAGCTGGTCTGCCGACGGAACTTCGCCATCGGTCAGTACGCCGCACAGTCGAATGGCGGCGGTCAGAATCTGGTCGCGCTGGAAATCGGGGGTTGGGTTCGCTGAAACGGTCATACGCCCTCGCGCTTCTTGCCCTCAACGGGCTGAATCTCTCCCACGTTCTGCGCGGCGATGTCCGCCAGCTCGCTGAGCGTGAGACCTTCACGGCAGTCGGGGCAACGGAGAAAGCCATCCGCATCTGGGCCGGTCAAATCGGTGCGGTGATAGAACACGCCGCAATAGTCGCACATCTCGGTGTAGTTGTGCAGCGGGCCTTGGTATTTGCGACCGATGGTAGCCAAGAGACCTCCGAAAGAACTGGCCGGGAGGGAACTTTGGGGAGTGACGCCATCGCCACCTCCCGGCCAGGTAACAACTACGCGAGAGTGGATCCGGTGCCGAACACGACGGCACGCTGGCCATCAGTGTTGCATGCGCAGACGTTGGGCCCGAACGACATTCCGGCGACCGTGCCCCAGGCGGCTGCACCACCAGAGTTCACCTTCATGTTGGTGTAGTCGCACTCTCCAGTTACGCCGGCCATTCCAGTGACAGCAGCCGTCGAGCTGGCGAGGTTGTTCCTAAACATGCAGTCGTAGACCTGGATGTCGGTCGACGCCGTGGTCAGGAAGCGTATCACGCCAACGCCGACCGCCGAGGTCGCCATCGAGATTGACGTGCCCAGGAGGTTGAGACGAGTGGCTCCCACGAACTGGAAGCCCGTCGTTGGCGTCCCAGCCGTCGCGCCGTAGACGCGAGGGATGGAGATCGTCAAGTCCGTTGCTCCTGCCGTGGTCGTCACGCCGATGGTGCACAGGGTAGTCGCATCCGTCGACATGCACATGGTGCCGCCGATGATTGCGTTTCCTGCTGCGCTGATGGTGATGGGAGCCGTAACCGTCACACCGCCGCCCGCTGCCGGGCAAAGCATGAGGTTCAGGTTCACCAGCTTGACGTTCGCCTTGTTCATCAGCACCGTACTGGCCGCCGCTGTCCAAGTGATCGTTGGCCTGTCTGCCCCGTCTCCGATTCCGACGATGGTCACACCAGCAACAAGCGGCCACGCGTTCGCGGCAGCGATGTTCTCGGTGTGGTTAGGAAGTACGATGACTTTGTCACCGCGGTTGGCCACGCAAGCCGCGAGAGCGGTCGCCACTGAGGCGAATACCCTCTTGTTGTTGTCCGTGGTCACAGCGGTGTACTGGTCGTCGTAGTTCAGAATCGAAGTCCCGTTACCTCGGACGAAGAACACGCGGCCGGATGCCGGCATGGCGTACGCTCCCCCGAGGTCGACGGGTCCGTTGCTGATGGAGTACGGCGCAGGCGGGAACCCTGCGAGCGCTCCTACTTGAAGTGAGAACATGGTGTTTCCCTCCTACTGAGCCCCAAGGATGAACGCGCGCCAGTTCGAGACGCCGATGGCGGCTCGGTAGCTGACTGCGTGGTGAGCGACTTCGCCGTCGTTGTCGACCCACACCTTGCCGCGGATGGGGCGCTTGATGAGGTAGCGCATGCCATCTTCGGCGTCGGTCATTCCGGCCCAGAACGTCGTCGAAACGGCGTCGTACCAGAACACGGGAACCAAGTCCAGGTCGTAGCTCTTGGTGACATTGAGGTCGTTGTAGTTGTTGCCAACGCTCTTGTCGCAGCCGACGATGTTCTTCCAGAGGTCGAGTTGCGCCTCGGGGAAGGTGATGCCGGTGAAGCGCTTCCCGTCAGGAATGCCGTTCGGGCCAGGCAGAAGCGTGGCCGCGATTCGCATCTGGATGAGAGCTGCCTGGCTCGGGGTCATGCCGATGATGCTTCCACCGGCCGCCGAGACGAGGCAGTTGCTGGCCGTTCCGCCACCCGTGAGCACGTGCGACGTGGAGAAGAGAGCAACGCTGTCGTAGCCCTGGATCGTCGTGGTGCCGTTCAGCATAACGGTGGCCGCGTCGATGTCCTGGGTGTTGTAGGCGGACTTCTGGAGCCGCTTACTGGCGTTGATGATCTCCTTGTATTTGCAGTCCTCCATCGCCTCTTCGGTGATGGGGATTTTGAGCGCCAGCGTCTTCGGGAGATACCGCTTGGTACCGCCGACGACGATGGTCTGCACAGCCATCGGCTGGCCTTCCGGCTTTTCGGTCAGGAAGGTAGTGCCAGCCGTCTCGATGTCGTCGGCATAGCCGTCTTCCATCTTCTCGGTGACGCACAGCTTTCCTTTGCCGATGCAGACCTGCCGCTTCTCCAGACTCTCGGTGGTGATGCCATCGAGGGTCTTCTTCATTGCCTTCCAGAGTGGGTTGCTCGTTACCAGTGATCCCATGATAGTCCATCCTTCCTAGATGTAGGAGCCGAGCAGCGCCGGGTTGACTCGGAAAATGCCCGTCCAGTACGTCTGGGTCGGGTCGTTGACTCGTCCTTGGAGGTCGTATTGCGGGATCTCCAGAAGGAGAAGCTGGCCGTGGGTCGCATCGCCTGGGGTCTTGAAGTTGGCGACAGTGTCAGTCGTGTAACCGCTCTGTCCGTTCGCCGTCGAGCCTGCCGTGGCGACGATGTTCACGGTCTGTCCGACGAGTGCCTGAGCAGCCGTCTTGGTAGACGCCGCCGTGGGGATCTGAACCGACCACTTGCAATGGTCGGTCGGGATGCAGAGCACGAGGTTCGCTAGCGGGTTATCCAGCGAAACGGTGCCGGTGTACGTCTTCGCGGCCGGCAGATACGCGCCCTTGCGAGGAACGCTGTCGGCATCGAGGTACTGCGCGGCGCTGACCATGACGTGGGAGATGGCCACCGCGTCGCCGGCAGTCGTCGGGTAAACGGTGCCGTCGTTCGCCTTCGTTAGGGCGTCACCCTCGAACAGCGCGAGCGTGTTGCCCGACACGACCGGGAGTTTGACGATGGGCGGGGTCCCTAGACCTCCGCTGCCAATGAATCCGGCGAACTGGAGTCCGCCTTTCTGTGGAAGTACTTGTGCCATGATGCCCTCCTAGGCGATCTCCGTGCTCATCTTCTGCGCCAGTTGGCCGTTGACGTCCGTGACGCCGTCGATACCACCTGGGCTATTCCGCTTCTTCTCTCGCGCCGCAATCAACGCGCGCTTATCGGCCTCGCGAGCATCGTGCTCTTCCTTGGGCAGCCAGATTAGGACTTGCCCGTTGAAGCTCACGCTTCCGTCGGGATTGACTCTGCCACCAGCGATGCGTTCCTTGTCGCCGTCCTTGCCTCCGTTGATCTTCTCCCACCCCATGTCGAGGTGGATTTGGAGGCCGAAGTTTTCGTCGGCAGGATTCGCCAGCTTGTAGACCCTTTCGGGTCGTCCAAACCGGAGGTGCCCGGCCTGGCCAGGCAAGAGTCGCTTCGTCTTCGGATCTGCTCGTTCGGTCGTTTGTGCGGTTGCCATGATGCGCTCACTCCTCCCTCGCGGGTTTGAGCGCTATGTTCCGCGCAGCGTGCGAGGTGACGCCGGGAAGAAGCGACCGTCTCGTCTCGAAGCTCGGGTCCGCACAGCGCGACGAGTACGCCGGGAAAGAGCTTTCTTCGAAGGTAAGCCTGGTGACGTTTTTCGTCAACAAAAGAAATGCCACCCCGAAGAGTGGCATTTCGTAACGGAATGTTACCTAATTCTACTTGTTGGCGAAGTACTCCGGGCCCATCATCTTCGCCCAGTCGGTGTACGCCTTTGCCTCGGGCACGCCGTTGCCAGCGAACGCGATGGCCATGCGCTTCTCTTCCTTGGTGAGTGGCCTGGCGGCGCCGTCGCCTCCGGATCCCTTGGCAGAGCTTGCGCTCAAACTGGAGAACCTGCCCTGCTGGACGGGGTTGCGCGCCGGGAGTGCCTTGGGTCGCAGGTTGAACTCCTCTGCGGTCTGTTGCAGCACCCTTCGGTGAGTTGCCATCTCGTCGAACGGGCGCTTCTCTCGGAACGCCTTGATCTTCTCCTGCGCGAACAGTGATGTCGCCCACGAGGTAGCGTCTGGCCCGTAGTTGAGCACGTCGGCGAACTCGCTGCGCACCAGCTTGTGGACAGGGTCTTCCGCTGGCGGGTTCTCGCGACGGAACTGCTCGCGGACCCTTTCAGCTTCCTTGGACGCAACGATTTGCCCCTTGCGGTACTCAGCATCGTGCCACTCGTCTTCTAGGCGCTTGATTTCTGCCGGGTCATTCGAGGCGCGCACGAGGGACACAATGCGTGTCTGCTCCTGCACGAGCTTGCGCCACTCCGGGTCTGCGCCTGTCTGCTGCTGCACCGGGGCCGCTGGAGCTTGCTGCTGCACTGGTGCCTGGCGCATCTGGGCCATCATGGCGAGCTGGTCTCGGAGCGGCTTGTTGGCTTGCTCGATGAGCTCCAGCGTGCGCTCTGCCTGCTCTCGCTCGCGCCGCTCCTTGCGAGACTCGCGCTGGACCTCGACGACGGTTTCGCCGCCTTCATCCTTGGTGCTTATCTCGGGCTGCTCGTCCGCCTGCTGGCCTTCGCCGAAGTCCAGGTCTTCCGCTTCTGTTTCGTCTTCACGTTCTTTGGTCATGGTTCACTCCTAGGCTTCGTCGGGGTAGTGGGCAGGCTCTGTTCGCGGAACGCCGTTGTAGACGTGCTGCTTCCCGTTGTGCTGAAGGTTCAACTCTCCATCGACCACGCGCTGGAGGATGTCCTCGCTGAGCACGACGTCGCCCACGTTGAGGAACATGAACTCGATGGGGCTACCATTCTCGCGCTTGCCGACCTCGAAGCGGTACTGGACGTAGGGAGAAAGCCAGACCATCTCGCCGAGCTGCATGCCGTTGCCCACGAGGATGTCGAGAGCTGCGAGCCCGGCCGAGACGATGACACCGCGGGGGCTACGCGCCTTGTCGGTCTCCTTCCGCTGGTCGACCTTGTAGATCATGCCGTCAGGGATGAACTTGTCCGCCGAGGCCGCTTCGTCTGGCACCAGGTACACGATGACCCGCTCGAATAGGGCCTGGCCTGGCCAGGCTGGGATGTCCAGCTCCTGCATGCGCTTGAGCAGGAGAGGCGCAATGGCGTCAGATGCTGTTGGCATAGCGCTGCGCCTCCTCAATCAAGGAACGAACATGCGCAAGGCTATTTAGCGTTGCCCCTATGACCTTTACGTACCCCCCACACACATCGTCGTCCAGGTCGTACGACCTGGACGCATGGTCCACCAGTGCATTCTTTTGATTTGCGATGGCAACGTCGATCTGCCTCGTCAACTCAATCGTTCCAGGATGCGCGAGCCATTCCTGGACAATGTCCTTGTCGAGCGTGTCAAACGCGCTCTTCGCATCTTTGATCTCTGCCATGGTTCACTCCTTTGGTTTCTATTGGCCAGGGGCCGCTTGCGTTGGTGTTCCGATAGGTGGCCGCACGGGCGGGCGCACTCCGGGAGTATTCGTTGGTTGCCCGGTCGGTATCGCCGGGTGAGGCTGCGGTGGTCCACCTGGAGGTCCCCCGGGAGATGGCGCCCCAGGCTGTCCACCGGGAGGTGGTTGCTGGGCTTGCAGCTTCGCCATGATTTCCTGGTCGCTGAGCACCATCGCCGCCAGGTCGTACATCCCGCGCGCTTTGAAGCAGTTGCGTGCGATGGCAGCGAACATCGTGGGCTGGAAAATCATCGAGGCGATTTGCGGCGGGATGCCCTTCGTTACCATGCCAAGGGCGTCGTCCGACTCAGCCACCTTAGCGGCGCGGCTGGAAAAGCTCAAGTCTGCCGAGAACGTGATCTCGTAGCCGTCCTTGTACAGGTCGCGCGTGACCTTGATGTTCATCGCCTTCTGGGTGGCTGGATCCACCACGTCTTGGAACTTCTCATCAGGCAAGAACTGGTAGTTAAGCAGGGCGTTGTTCTTGGCCACCTGGTTGAGCACCATGATGAAGTTCTGGGCGAAGACGCTGAGCTGCTTCGTGGCCTGCTCTACGCGCGTCGCTTGCCCGCGGAACGTCTCGTCGCCTTCCTTCTGCCCCGAGAGCACGTCTGGCGCCGAGCTGATGCCGTCGGCGGCCTGTTCCTGCATCTGGACGCCAGAGAGCAGTTGCTGGTTTGCCGGCGACGTTGGGAAGCGGAACATTGCCTTCTCTACCTGGTCGGGAGGCACGCCACGAACGCGCTCGAACGTGCCAGGGTTCACGGTCTTCACGCCAGGGTCGAGCTTCAGGTTTTCGTGGATGAGTCCGCGGTCGCTGTTGGCCAGGGTGCCCTGGTCGATGAACTGGTTCGTGAGGATGTTCGCCGCAGCCTGGTGAGGCATGAGCAGCATTCCGAGCCCGAGCCCGTGCGAGCCGTCCGGGTTCTCGATGCACGTTCCGTGAGAGAACCGCTCGATGATCTTCTGCTTGCACGGGAGCGGGCCTTCCATGTCTCCGGTGAGCCATCGCGGTTTGATGGGTGGCTGCGGGCGTTGGGCCTGCACCTGCTGCGCGACGGCCAGCGACTCGTCCAGTGGAACGTCAGGCTGCTTAATGCGCTCCAAGAGCTGCTGCTCGTGTTGCATGGCCTGCTGGTACCTGCCGATGGCGTCCAGGTACTGCTGGTGCTCGGCGGTCTGCTGGTCGAAGCGGCCTCTGTCTGCGGGGTCGTCGTAGTAGCGGCTGTAGAGACCGAGCAGCGTCTTCGTGCGCCCGTCCACCACGGCGATGATGGGCATCTCCTCCTCCTGGTAAGGGAACGTGACCCACCCGTGGTACTCCAGCAGGTAGTAGGGAGCATCCGAGGTGTGCTCGGCGCGGTCCTTCCCCTCGAATCGGTCGGCGGCGTCCTTGATGACCTGCTCCAGGTCAATCTCGTGGCTCCCGTCCTCAGCGATGACCTTCGAGACCTGGGCGTAGAAGCCATCCTTCTCGGCCTTCTGGAGGTCGCGCTTGTAGGGGAACAGCACCTTGGTCTTGCGGGGAACGTCCGACATGTCCACCGCTGTCGTCTTCCTGGTGTATGGGTAGACGAACTCGTCGCAGTTGAGGTGCTCGTGGACGTTCACGCCGCGGGCGATGTCGCGCCTGGAATCGAAGATGCAGTCGCCATCTCGAAAGAACTCGATGAGCGACCGCATGACATGCCTTGGGAAGTCGGGTATCTCGTGCTGAAACTGCCAATTCTCGTGCTTCGTGACCACGTCGGCCCGGTCTTCGCCGAGCTTCGAGCTGACCTGCGCCGAGAACACCGGCTGACCCTGCTTGAAAATCTCCGCCCACACGCGAGTCGCGAGCCGCAGGATGCGCGTGGACAGAATTGGCACGTGCATGTTTGCGCATCCCTGGAAAGGGAAGTTCTTTGGCTCGATTGCGCCGAGAAACAGCTTCATGCGCTCAAGGCGCTTGTCGCGCCAGCCCTTGCTGGCGTCCCAGTCCTCGTTGAAGTGCTTCACTACCTGCTCGGGTAGCTCCTTCTCGACGAAAGCCTTCACCTTGGGGTCGAGCTGCGCCTTTTCGAGCAGAAACGGGACCAGATTGACCACGTCGTCGGGCAACTGGAGCCCAGGCTGGAGAGGATTCTCGGTTTCGGCCAGCTGAACGGCGTCTTCGCCCATTTCCTCGGCTGGCGGATCCATGGATTCAGCTTGCGGGTCGTTTTCGTTGTCGATCATGAGCCATAGCCCCACTTCTGTTGCTGTTTCGCGATCCTTGCGGCCTTCAATTCGTCCTCTTCATCGTCATCATCTACCCCTTTGCCGGCTTTGTCAGCATTGGGCATGCAGTACATCACGATGTACATCAGCGCCTCTAGCCAGTGGCCATTGTCGTCCTTGAGAGGTATCTCTGGCTCGTCCTTGTTGATGAGGATGAGCGGCATAATCCGCTTCAGGTGCTCGCACGTGTCGAAGACCATGATGGCAGGGTGAGCGCCGGGCCTCGTCGGGCGATCCTTGAGGCGGCGGATAAGCTCCTGGGTTGCGTGGTACCTGTCCTTCACGCTCTTGACCCAGTAAACGCCTTCCTGTGCCATCGTCTGTTCAATCGTCGGACCAGTTCCGCCTCGTCGCTCGCAAATCTGATAGTCGGCCGGCCCGGTTAGCTTTGAGCACTTGCGAAGGTCATCCCATTCTCCATGGGCTTGCTCGATCTTCTTCAATGACAGCGCCACTAGCTGCGCGTCCTTGCGCTTCGACTCTGGGACGTTGTGATTGAACGTCACCTCTCGGTAGATGATGATGTCGTCATCCTCGTTCTTGGCGAAGTAGAGCACTGGGCATGCCTTTTTGTAGCCAAAGTCCATCCCCTTTCCCCTTGGGTAGTGGGTCGGAACTCCAGATTCCATGCGGCACTCTTGGCAAGTCGAAAGCTTGTGCTTCGCGCATGTGAACGGCTTCACCACGTGCACGCTCGAAACCCACTCGTGGGCAAAGAACCCATTCTCGACGGTGTCCCACCGACCGAAGAGACGGGCTTCCATGATGTGGTGGGGCTGCGTGCGAAGGTCGATCTCTGTCTGCTTGCGGAACTCGGGGTCGGGGTTGTCCGAGAGGAACGCGGGGAAGAAAATGCGCTTGTACTCCTCGACCGAGCCGTCGCTCATCGTCACCTTGGTGACAAGCATCTTGCGGCCTTCTGGCGCCGGGTCATAGAAGCGCTCCTTGACCCACTTCCCTTCGACCGGGGCGTCCGGGTTGGTGGCCAGGATGATTCTGCGCTTGGCGTTCAGGATGGGGTCTTCGGAGCGCAGGCGGCGCCGGATGCCATTGAACTGGTCCCACGTGAACTGAATCGCCTCATCAAGAGCGATGTGGCTGTACTCGTTCGTGTCGTACTGGCGCCAGTCCTCATCATCCTTGCAGTGTCCGAACTGGATGCGGTACCCGCACGTCAGCTCGATGATGTACTCCTTCGAGTTGTACGTCGCGCCAGGGTCCACCTTCTGGATGAACCCGAGAATCTTCTTGATGGTCTGCCCAAGGTCCTTGTAGGTGCGGCGAAGGCTCAGCGCCCAGCCCTTGGACTCGAACTTCTCTCCGCGCGCCCGAGCAGCCAGGTACCTGCTGTGCTCACCGGGGGATCCATTCCAGTCGTAGACCTGGGTCAGGATGGGGTCCCAGCGAAGCCACCAGGTTTTCCCGCAACCCTGGGTCCCTCCGTAGCAAATCTCACGAGCTTCACAGTAGTGCGCCTCGGCTTGGACTGGAGACGGTGAGTAGAGAAGTTGCGGTTGCATCAGTGTAGAAGGCAGCGAAGGGCGTAGGAGGCGACGCAGACGATTGCCAACTCGAACAGGAAATCGGCGTGAATGTCCTTCATTGGGGCACCACGGCGGACGGGAGGAACACGGCGGCGACATCGTCCAGGTAGGCGCGTCGCCAATGCGGGTTCCGTTCGAGCGCGGCGCTGGCTCGGTCGAGTGGCCCGCGCTCGATGAGGATGGCCGGGACTTCGGCGGGCTTGTCGTAGTCGATGCCGAGCGAGGATTCCCAGCCGGGTCGGTCGAATGCGAGACGACTGAGGCCGTCGATGTAGCGAGGGAAAACGTCGCTCGCCGATGGCTCTATCCGTGAGATCACAAACTGCCGCTGGTCAGGTTGCAGGTGGTAGGCGCAGACAGCCGACTGCCCTAGGTTCGCGGCAATCGCTCGCTGAGGCATACCAGGCCGAGCCAGGAACGCGCAGGCGTCATGCGCGAAGGTATGTGGCTTCTCACCCACGCCAATAGTGCGCCCCTCGCCTGCCCATGCGTAGAACGAACCAGAGAGTACCCAAAGTGCCATGGCGACGACGGTCGCGATTGGTGCAAGACCCTGCCCCCGCTTCGGCTCGCCGAGGGCATCGTCGAGATTCCACACGGACACCACCGCCGTGACGATGGCGAAGATCGGCGCGAGGCGGGTCGCCTGGAATCCAAGGTAGGCGGCGCCTAGAAAGAGCAGCGCACGGAACGTGCTAGGGCGGGTGCGATGGGCCTGTATGGCAAAGCTAGAGATGCCAATACCGGTGAGAACGAACAGCGCCAGAAGGTAGGGATTGTTCACGCCGAACCGGCGCACGAACTCCAAAGGGCTCTGAAGCTCGGCGATGTGCGCACGATAGAATCCGGCGTCGAGTTGGTGCGCCTGTGCCCACGCGTGGTCGACGACGTGCCAGCCGTAGGGGTTGACGATGCACGCGGCGAGAGTTGCCCCTGCCACCGCCCACGCCTTGCCCGACGGCTTCCGATCCACGACCAGACCAACGGCATAAGTGGCTAGGATTGCAGGCCCGAGCACGAACAGGCCGTGGCTGTTTACCCACAAGATTTGGACGAACGGCAGAAGCCAAAGCAGCCACGGCCGATCGTTCGCGTGCCCGAGTACGGCGAGGAACGCGGCGAGAGCAACGAACGATACCAGCTCTGGACGCTCGCACAGCCGGCCCGAGATGAGAATCAGCGCCGGCAGCCACGCGAGCATGGCGACGCCTGCCCTCCCGCCTCGGCGACGTGATGTCAGCCCGAGCGCAATCACGGCGACGCCAGCGATAGCCTTCATGAGTACGAGCGCGGAAGCGCCACCGAGTTTGTACAGACCAAGGAAAAGTAGCTGCGGCAGCCAGTATAGATCGATCCACGGTTTATCCGCTGTATAGGTCAGCACGTCGACAGTGGGCACGCGGCCGGACTCTACGATCAGTCGCGCCGCCGCCATGTGCCACCACGTATCGTGGTCGTGCATGGGAAAGCAGCCAAGCAGAAAAGCTAAGCCGCACAGTAGCAGAACGACGACCGCGCCCATCGTTCGACTTGTCACTGGAACGCCCCAGAATTGGACATGGTCCACGGGCCGTTGACCCGCATGTTGTACGGGTATCCCCCGCCAAGGGTAACGGTGGGAGTCCCGCTCGTCGTGGATGCGCTCATCATCAAGCACAGTTGGTAATTCGGAGGAAGCAAGACCCCGCTTGGCATAGGCGAGACGGCGGTGAACTGCTGCATGCTCGAACTCGTTACGGCGATATGGATTGTCGCAGGGACGTAGATCCCACCTGTTGGACTCCCGCCTGTGCACGTGTTGAAGAACAGTTCTATCGATGCCGCACTTGTGGTCGATGCCCACAGAGTGATCGAAATATTACCTTCTGGGATCCATGTGTTCACTGTCGATGAGCCGTGAACAAGCATGCACCGTAAACCTGTGCCCCCTGGGCCAAGGTCGCAATCTTGATCGAACTTGCTTGAACTCCCAACGGTTGGTGCTGCTGTGAAATCGCCTATGCTTGTCTTGGGTGCGGTCACGAAAGCAGCGCTGTTGCCGTAGTTCCAGATACCTTCGACGAGAAACAAATCCCCACCTGGAACGTTGGTCACTGGCGGCACATACGTGATCGTCGTTGGCAGCGTGGCTGAGGTGGCGGTCGCGGAGCTGGTGTCGGTGACTGTCCCGGTTGCCGTGCCTGACGCTGAGCCGGTGAAGGTAGCAGTGGCCGTGGCGACTCCGGTGAAGCTTCCGGTTGCTGTGACGGCTCCCGTGTTGGTCACGGTCCCGGTTGCCGTGTAGTCGCCGCCGCCGAGTACCGCAGTCCCGGTCCCGGTCACGGTCTCGACCGTGATTGTCGTCTGGCTAGCGGTGAAGGTCTGTGACTGCGTAAACGTGCTGGACGCCGACACCGTGGCCGTCTGGGTGGTAGTAGCAACAGCGGTCGTGGTCTGGGTGCCCGTAACGGTTGCCGTCGCCGTGGCTCCAGATGTTCCGGTCACCGTGGCGGTCAGTGTCACAGACGCTGTCCCCGAAATCGTACCGCTGCGAGTGAGGGTTGCCGTCCCCGTCACTGTCACCGTGTTGGTCAGGGTTAGCGTCGTTAGTGACGTTGCCGTGACGATGTGGCCAACCGTTGTGGTAGACGTCTGCGTCCATGAATAGACGGGATTTACAGCAACAGCGGTGCCGGTATTCGACTGACTGCCGGTGAAGGTGAGTGTTTGAGAACTAGGAAGCGTGCCTGTGCCGGTCGACGTTCCCGTTCCACTCACCGTTGCGGACGCGGTCGCCGTGCTCGTACTTGTCGCCGTGATGAACCTAACCCCGTTCGCGCCGTAGAGGGTGCCGCCGCTTGCCGTCACCGTCGCCGTCACCGGCTGCGCTGCCGTCTGGTAGAAGGTCCCGGTCCCTGTCGCAGTAGTCGTGCTGGTCGTTGTACTGGTTTTCCCTGCGCACACCATGCCTGTGGGGCACACGATGGTAATGAGTGGAGTCTCCGAAGGGCAAAGCGCATTCGTCCCAGTGCAGACGTGGGCGTAACCCTTGTAGCTGTCCGGTGCAGCATACGGGATGGACGAGAACGTGAGCGCCATGCCGAACAGAATTGCGACGAGTCGTCTCATGTGATTGGTCCCCATGTCTGTTGGAAGCACGGCGATTCTGGAAGCCCTGTCGCGTGGTAGGTGAACCCGATTCGCCCGCCTGGGCTCACGAAGTCGACTTGGTCAGGTGCCGGGTAGTTCATCCTGGAGAGCAGGAAAGCAGCGTTGCCGGCTCCAGGCGTCGCGTACTGGCCAATGAGAGAGCAGGATTGCAGGAACGTCAGCTCGATGCGTACGCCATCTTGAAGCCCAGTGGTGCCCATGCCGAGCAAGAGCGGCGATCCTGACACGGTCACGTGCATGACTGACTTTGTTGGCACAGGGACAATCCCGCTCGCTGTAGTACAAGCGTCGGTCCCGTAGTGGTTGTTGACGGTGTCTCTGCCAGACAGATGGTCGTGCACACCATCGCCAGCGCCAGACACCGGAAGCTCGAATGGAAGCGTGATCTTCGTCCCGCGCGCCGAGCTGTTGTATCGCATGGTCAACGTCACCGCAGATGTGCTGTTGGTGAGCAGGTAGTACTGGAAGAGCAGACGGTGGCCAGGGGTGAACGTGTAGGCTGAAGCAAGCGGAGTCGTGAAGGTGATGGGATGCTCGGCAGCGCTCACGATGGGCGCCGAGTCCGCGGTGAGAATGACCACGAGCCCATTGTCCACATCGAGCACGCGAACGCGCAGAAACGAGATGGAACCGTCGGATGCTCCCGAGATGCTCACCGTCTCGACGTCGAACTTGTACGGGCCAGACGCGAGCGAATCGATTGGCATCGCCAGCGTGACGAACGACTTCGGCATCGACGCTTCGACGTAGCCAGAAAAAGAGGCCACTGTCACCGACTGAGCCACTGTCTCGTAGGACGCTCCTTCGCTGGTCAGTTGCACTCCCGTCAGCGCTTCGTATTTCTCAATGAGCGTATAGGAATTGAGCAGCTCCAGCGTGACTGGAGTATCGTTCACCACGAAAGGCGGCGTGTTGGTGATGTGGTAGAACTTCCCGTAGTTGGTAGCCAGCGGGTCGCCTGCTATCGCAACCACGAGCCCACAGAGACCGGCTTCTGTGTTGGCGAAGTCTGCGCGCTTGATGATGGCTCTGCCACCTGGAACCCAAGGTATCCCATCTTGTGGATCGCCTGGAGTATCCTCTCCTTGAAGCACAATCTCGTACACGCCCCAGAATCGAGAATCGTTCTCTCCAATAACATCTGGGTTGTGGACGTACGGAACGAAGAACTGATCTCCGACTGCGAGCGGAGCGGACCAACCGGAGCCAGAATACAGAGCGCCCTTTACGGCGTAGTTGTGCTTTCGGTGCACAGAGCCGTCGCCGTTGTACTCAGCCGCCTTTTGTTGCCACGAACCACCGCCAAGGTAATCCCATCCCTCCATGTCGAACCCAAGCCCCTGGCCGTTTGCCATCAGGTACTTGACAGAGCAGTAGTGTGGGTCGCCGATGCGGGCGGTGTAGAGAGTGCTGGATGCGATTACTGGATCTGGCGGGATCGGCGGTGCTGAACCTGGGTTTGCCGAGAAGATGAGCTGGCGGTCGCCGTCAGCCCCTATCTTCGTGATGCTCATTCCCAAGCCAGCGATGAGCTTGTTCTCCGCTGTGCCCGGAACGTCGTTCAGGTCGACGCCGACCTTGCCCAGATACTTCACGGCCCAGTTGATCCAGCGGTAGGTCTGCTGGAGGAAGACGTACCCTTCCTTGTGGAGCCACGGCAGCAGCGACTTCTCAGCAGGGACCCGCTCCGAGATGGGCTGCTGAACCTTGCGGCGCTGCCAGATGGCCACTACTTCTCCTCTTCAGGCGCGGTCACGTCCACGACCGGGTATACTTTCTTCTCCATCAGGTGCAACACGTAGCCTGCCACTGGCGGCAGCTCGGCCCCGCGCATGCCTGCAATCTTCTGAGCGGTCTCGATGCGCCGGTAGTGCTCAGCCAGGTAGATTGGCACATTGCGAGTCGAGCACATGGCGTCCTGGTGCACGTTCCACTCGGCATCGCTCATGCCGGCAGGTCGCACAAGGTTACCTCGGTCGTCGCGTGGAATCTGGTGCGTCTTGTCTGCGACCTCGACCACGGCAGCGGAGGCCGATACCATGCGGCCGAAGCGCTGGGCGACCTGCTGCTCAGGAACGGTGGTCAGGTCAGTCGTTGCCATGGACCAGGTGAGCTTCTTTTGGCACGTGCGAGCATTGGCATCGCTTGCACCAACTATCAGGGCCCCACCCTGGAGCTACTACGTCTTCATCCTTCTTCCCGAACGTCTCATCCTTCTTCCCGAACGTCTCGTCCTTCTTCCCGAACGTCTCGTCCCAGCCCTTGCGGTAGTTCTCGTTCGGTAGCTGCGAGCGGATGACCTCGTCACTCATGGGACCTCCTGGAAGAACTGACCCGGCCCAAGACCATTCCCAGGCCGGGCCATCAGCCTGTGATGCCATGGTGCCAGAATCCGCCGACTCGTGCAATACTGGCCCCATGTGACTCACACTCCCAAAAGTCAGAATACAGGATTCCGGGGAAAGTCGCTATAGCGCTGGTTTTGGCGTGGGTGTCTCCGACCCGGTACCCCCTACCGTGTGCGCTAGGTTGCGTGTGGACTCCTCACGGGTCCGGCAGCGCGACGCTAGCAGCGCCCGCACCCTGGCGTTAGCCAGCCGGTCCACCCGGCGCGGTAGCATCCGGTCGACCAGCATGACGGCAGCATCTAGTGGAATGTACCACGGGGAGTTGGCGCCTCCGGTCCGGCCGTACCCTACGACCGGCGCCCGCACGAGCTCTATGCCGGCAGCGCGCGCCCACGAGACGCACGTAGGGTTCGACACGCGAAGCATTCGAGCCACCTCGGACACGCGCAGCAGGTTAGTCAGCATGGCCAAAGCATGCCAGATTGCTGCGGTCGGTAATTACGTTATATTTGTTACTAAACCCAATCTGGCCTAAGTGCGCGGAATCATTCAAACGGTGTAGGTGCATGTCGTGCGTAATGTTAACGGAAACCCGGCTTTTCGGGGTATTGTTTCCGAGTCCTACGTGTAGGCATGGAGGCAGGAGCGAGCTGGTCAGACTGTGACGCAGCAGCGGTCCGGCCTTCGGGCCTGCGTGAACCGCGACATCTCAGACATAGTCATTTCGCATAGTTAGCACACAGTATATGTGGTGACTACATGTGACGATACGTGACCATGTCAAGACCAGAGCGGAGCAGAGCGTATCTAGCACCGGACCGGAACGGAGCAGACCCGGACCGGAATACCCGTGTCTACTTACCTTGTCTGTTTAGACCTTGGTGCCTTCTTTGTTTTGGCCGACCAGTCCTGCCCTGCCTGAGTATCCCTTCGGCTCTTCGGAGTCGTCGCAACAGTAGTGCGGCCGGGCCTTCTTCGCTGATTCGCTGCGCTGACAAAATTCGTCACCACTGCCGCAATTGGGCGCCGTGTTTTGTCACTGAATCACCAGCAATTCCGCCACTTGTCAGAGTGGCACCCGTCTAGGTGACAATTCTCGGCCTTTTCGACTATTTGGCACACGCAAGCCCACGTAATCCCGAGGCATCTCAGCATTCGGGCTCTGGCATGCCGGCTGCATTAGCTATCAGTCATGGCAACGACGAAGATTGAAGCACTGGACGAGTTCCCCATCAACATTGACGGCGTTAGCGTCGACGAGTTGCGATTGGAAGGCAAGATTCCGCAGGCCATGACTTACGAGCAAGGCGCACAATTCGCCTACGATGGCCTACCCGAAAGCGCCAAGTGGTAGTCATGGAAACGCAAAACAACACGGCCCCAACCAACGACATACTATCCGCCAGGGCATCACGCACCATCGAAATCCCTCGCGAAACCATCGCAGAACTCATGGCCAAGATCGGCGGCCATGTCCAGGCCCCGCCCGTCAAGCGCTGCAACTTTTCTACCGAGCTGCAAGACACGCAAGTTTTGCCGGCAATCGAAATCGACCAACCAAATCAGGAGTGAACACCATGAAGTACTCAACGCAGCAACTAATCGAAGTGCGCGCCAAACTACAACTCTTCTCCTCGATGCTGAGCAGGGTGTCGGACGACTTGGGCGATCTGTCCATTGGCCGAGACTTTGGCGAACACGTGTCCTTGTTCTCAAAGCTTTCAGATGCCACGTGCGAATGGTCGCACGCTATCGACTCTTTCAGAATCAAGACAGAAAACCTGACCAAGGAGTGACCACCATGACCGACAAGCAAAAACTCGTAATCGTTTGTGTTTTCGGCCTCATCTTCGGCCTCGCTTCCGCCATCCTCTTCAGCCTCGTAGGGATGGCACAGGCCCACGCTGAAGGCGTGACCGTCGTCAAGAAGGCAGACCTGCCGGCGCTCAAAGGCGGCAAGGCAAAGGCAGAGAATAGCCCGATCCCTACCTGCTTCGGTGGCTCGCGCGCCAAGCTGGCCGCGACTGATGACCTCGTCAAGGAGTGGGCCGCGACTCATGACAAGCACGAGTGCGCCTCGGCTTCCACGGTCTACGTCTGCCGCGCTGGCAAGAACCTCAGCGTGCGCTGCGAGTAGGCGAAATGGCAGAGTAGCACCCTGCCCGGCAGCCGCTGCGAATCGGACGCAGGCCGGGCACACACACGAACCGCAACAACCAACGGAGTGAACCCATGTATACCTACAAGACCTTCGTCCGTACCGCTACCGACTTCGCATCAATGGCAAGGGCCAAGAAGCGCACCAAGGATACAGGGCTGTCCCTAGACGAAGCGCGGAGGGCTTGCGCCAACTACAACGCCACCAGGACACCGTCTCAAGTTGCCAGCGGGACCAAGATGGAATTCACGAGGGAGGACTAGGCCATGCGACAAGCAATCGTCACCAAGTACCTGTGCCCCACCAACACACGCGGAAGCCGGATCGCTGCTACGTGCGCGGCTGGCCGTATTGTGGTCCAGTACGACTACGGCAACGAGGACCAGCACGCCAAGGCGGCTGAAGCTCTTGCGCGCAAACTGGAGTGGTTCGGCGAATGGTTCCAAGGCGGCATGAAGGGGACTGGCTCGTGCTTCGTAATGCGCGAGTTCAAGAGTAGCGCCCAGCGTGGACGATTCTACGCTAAGAAGATCGTGAAGGTGCACTCGTGACCCACACAGTCCGCTTTGAACACGTGCAGCGCGACTCAGCCGGATCGCGCATCGCCTACCAGCAAGAAGCACTCGACGCACCGACTCGCCTGGACGAGCGAGCGATCTTGCGCCAGCTCGGCGCCAAGGGTTACCGTGGGGTGCGCTGCCTGGCGGTGGCCTACGTCGGCAACCCTGGCGAGCTGGAGCACGACCTAGAACAACTCACGAGGAGGGTTTGACCATGGACCGCACAGTCACGCGAGCACTGCTGAAACAAAATGTCGCCTGCTATTACAACGAGGACGGCGGCGAGGACAAAGTCAACGGGCTAGTCCCTGTTGAAGGTCTGACGCCGCTGGAAGTTGCGAGACTACCCATCACGGAGCCCGATCGCATATGGGTTCTCACGCGCAAAGGGGTACTCCCCGACGTCGTCCTGTGGGAGTGGGCAGCGCGTACGGTTGAGCGAGCACTGTCGCGATTGACACAAGTAGATCCAAGGAGTTTGGCTGTAGTGCCGTTGCTCAGGCGACTTGCAACAGGGGAAACGATCCCAAGAGCCGAGTTGAGATCCGCCGTCGCCTCCGCCAAAGCCGCCTACGCCGCCTCCGCCGCCGTCGCCTACTACGCCGCCAAAGCCGCCTACGCCGCCGCCGACGCCGACGCCTACTACGCCGCCAAAGCCGCCAAAGCCGCCTACGCCGCCGCCGACGCCGTCGCCTACGCCGCCGCCGACGCCGTCGCCTCCGCCAAAGCCGCCGACGCCGCCGCCGTCTACGCCGCCAAAGCCGCCAAAGCCGCCAAAGCCGCCTACGCCGACGCCGCCGCCGCCGACGCCGCCAAAGCCGCCTACGCCGCCGCCGACGCCGCCGCCGTCTACGCCGCCAAAGCCGCCGCCGCCGCCTACGCCGCCGCCGTCTACTACTCCGCCGCCGCCGCCGCCGTCGCCGCCGCCAAAGCCTCCGCCGCCGCCGCCAAAGCCGACGCCGACGCCGCCTACGCCTACGCCGCCGCCGCCTACGCCTACGCCGCCTCCGCCGACGCCGCCGCCGCCGACGCCGCCGCCGTCTACTACTCTGGCGCCGCCGCCGACGCCGCCGCCGCCGACGCCGCCAGAAAGGCGGAGCGACAAAAGCAGCTCTCTGACGTGATCGAGATATTGGAGGGGATCCGATGACACGACGAATCGACTGGATCTTTGCTGCCTTCGGATGCCTTGCTCTGGCGACTGCTTGCGATGGGCAGGCGCTTGACCAGCCGGCCGAAGTCGCCACGGATGCGCAAGCGTCCATCGACACGACACCGGCTTGCGTCCCGTGCGTGATAGACGTGAGCTGGACAGAATGGCGCGCGACCGGATCCCTAGACGTCCTGGTTCGCTCCACTCGCGGCGCGCTGCCTGTCCACGTGGGCGACGTCTGCATGGTAGTCGCCTACGGCTCGCAATTCGGCCCGCTGTGGGTCGTGAAGGACAACGGAGAAAACACCGGCTATACACAAGTAGCGCACGCCATCGACGGCGCGACCATGACTTGCGAGGCGCCCTAATGTTCCCAATGCTGCCTGGGCCTGGCGACCTAGCAATGCGCGAGTTTGACAGACTGGACGCTGAATACGCACGCAAGCACACGGACTGCCGCGAGTGCGGCGAGAACAAGCCCAACGATGAGACGGTCAACACGTTTCCCGATCCAGGATGGAACGTATGCCAGAAGTGCGAGGACCTGCTGCGCCCTCTATGCGGCTGCGGCTGCGGCAAGCGCGCTCGCATCGTGGCTGACGTGCGCTGGCCTGGTGGTGTCGACTGCCGAGCACCTTGGGTCGACGTTGAGCACGCGCTGGAGTCAGTCACGCGCCACACGACAGAGCGGCCGAGCGTCGACGTGATCCTCGACTCGGACGGACTTCGCGCTGTTACGAAGCTACCTCAATCGCTGGCGCCGTGCTGGTGCGGAATTGAGCGACTGACCTGCGACCACGGCTACAAGTTCCACACGCGTCTAGTGTGGTGTCCACGCCACGGAATGAAGGAGTGAACGACCATGAAAATACTGTCCCTAGAAGCTCAGAACATCTTGCGGATCAAAGCCGTCCACATTGTTCCAGAAGGACCACTAGTGGTCATAGGCGGCGAGAACAAGCAAGGCAAGACCAGTATCCTAGAAGCGATCCGCATGGCTTGCGGCGGAGCTAGGGCGCTGCCAACGGAGCCAGTACATCGGGGCGCCACAGAAGGTAGCGTACGCCTCGACCTGGGCGATCTGGTGGTCGAGTTCACGGTCGACAAGACCGGCGGATCCGTGGTCGTGCGCAACGCTGACGGCAAGAAGCAGTCGAAGCCACAGGCAATCCTAGACCGACTCTTCGACAAGATTGCGTTCAACCCTGAGCTGTTCGCCAAGCAGGCGAAGGAAGATCCAAAGAAGGCAGTTGAGACACTTAAGAAGCTGGTTGGGCTGGACTTCTCCGCGCTCGATGCTGAACGCGCACAGCTCTACGAGAAGCGCACCGGGGTCGGGAACGTACGCAGCGACGCAGAGGTCCGCATCTCCCAGTTCCCTGCTACCTGCCTTAACGCTCCAGACGACGAAGTTTCAGTCGCGGATCTACTCGCCAAGAAGGAAGCGGCGGACAAGCAAAATCTTGCAAACCAGAAGGTGAGAGACTCCTACGTTAGACTATCCGAGGCGGCGACTGAATCCGGACGGATCGCCGAGAAGGCGCAACGCGACTATGAGACAGCAAAGGCAAACGCACTCGCCGCAGCAAACGCCCTTGAGGCGTTGAAAGACGTTGCCACGGCTGACCTTGTCACCAAGATCGGCAGCGCCGAGTCCATCAATCGCATGGTTCGAGACAAGAAAGACCGCGCCAAGGCGGTGGCAACATTCACCGAGAAGGATCGCGAATACATATCCCTCACCAAGAAGATTGAAGCCATCGACGAGAGCAAGCGACAACAGCTTGCCGCCGCTAAGTGGCCAGTTACTGGCCTCGGATTCGGTGACAACGGCATCACCTTCAACGGCCTACCATTCGAGCAAGCCAGCCAGTCCGAGGCGCGCGTTGTCTCGTTTTCCGTAGGCGCGGCCTTGAATCCTGATCTTCGCGTCGCCCTCATCGACGATGGAGAGAAGCTCGACAAGTCCAGCATGCGACAACTGGCCCAGCTCGCCGACGAGAAAGACATGCAGGTGTGGATAGAGCGCGTCGGCGACGGAGACGCGGGAGCCATCATCATCGAAGACGGCGAAGTCGCCAACGATCTAGACAACGTCCCAATGTAGGAGTGACCACCATGGAACCCACTACGACCCTCAGCGAATCAATCGCCAACATCTGCGCAGCGCTGGCAGAGGCGCAAGGGGCGTTCAAGCCCATCCTAAAGAACCGCACCGTCGAGGTGGCCACGAAATCTGGCGGTACCTACACGTTCACCTACGCGACGCTTGACTCTGTCATCGACTCCACCCGCGAAGCGCTGGCCGCTAACGGCATCTGCCACACGGCCATGATTCACGACGGAATCCTTACCGTGAAGCTCATTCACCGCAGCGGCGAGTGGTTCGGCTCATCGGTCCAGGTACCACCAAGCGGATCTGGCTGGCAGGCGTTCGGCAGCGCCATCACCTACGCTCGACGATATTTGCTTACCCCGCTGCTCGGCGTGGCCAGCGAAGAGGACGACGACGGCAACGCGGCCGAGGGTAACCAAGTGTCGACGCCTGACCCGTTCGCGAAGCTGTGGACGGCACTCGAACGACTCGGCATCTACGAGCCAGCCGAACAGCGCACGTGGTGCGAGACCGCTCTCGCTCGCTCCCTTCCGAATGCTGACAGTATGACAGCGGCTGACCTGCCCAAGCTGCTAGAGGCTGCCAAGCGACAAGCGGAGCCAGCGCCACAGGCCAAGCCTGCCGACGTCAAAGAGTTGGCGTTGCGCCTCGCCGCCGAGCTGGGGCGACTGCTACCGCCAGCAAAGCGCGCGGACGATGCCAGCAAGAAAGAGATCAACGACGCGAACAAGGCCGCCATGCTCTACTGGGCCAATGGCTTCCGACCGCGCGAGAAGCAAATCAGCGGATTCGGCCAGCTCACGGCCGACGAGCTGCAAGAGCTGATAGCCAAGGCCAAGGCCGGCGAGATGCCTACTCCCGAGCCTGGTCCCGACTGGATGAACAATCGTTGATGGTGAGTTTGTGGTCTACGTGCCAGGAGGTGCTAAGTGCTGATCCACCACGGATACAAGACGATCCCGGTCTCCAAAATCAAAGCGCCAGGCGACATCGAGGAGATCCGCCGCGAGGCCCATACCCTAGAGCTTGGAGAAAGCCTAGAAGCCACTGGTGGCAAGCCCATCGACCCAATCATCGTCGAGTGGGGAACATGGGCACTGCGCGGAGGGAAGCACCGATTCGCCGCCGCGCTCAACAGCGGACTGAAAGAGGTGGACGCCATCCTGCTCGAAGGTACCCCGGAGGAAATCGAGACCGCGTGCCTGGTCGAGCAAACCAAGCGCAGGACTGCCACCGACGCCGAGACTGCCCGCCTGGTCGAGCTCCTCCA